TTATAAGATTATAGATTTTGAAGAAAGGATTTGAATACTTTAGACTTAGCTTCTGCTAAAGCCTCTCTCTTTGCTTTCGCAATCTGTTGTTTCCACTCATTAATATCTTTTTCAATAAGAACGCCATTGTCCCATATCCACTCTTTTTGTTCCATAATGCCTTCTACGAAAGCATCTGGGGCTGAGGGGTCAGCAACAATATCCGCAGCTGTAGCTAAATAAAAATCTCTACCTACATAATTTGCGCCGTTCTTAGTTACCAAGGAACCCATACCTCGACTAGATACTCCCAATTGAGCACCTTCATCAATAAGACCTTTTACAATCTTACCGTACGGTGTATCCATGATTTTTGCTTCACCGATAAAATTTTTGCCTTCAGACTTTAGAGATGTAATCATATGTGATACTCTCTCTAAATTAACAGTAGGTCCATCTGGATGGCCTAGTTCACCGAATGCTCTTTTTTTATCAATAAATTCTTTTGTATAACGGTCTACTTCTTTACCAAGTATTTCACTTTCGTAAATTCTGCCGTTACGATTTTTAATATCTGATTGTAAGAAAACGCCTCTTATTTTATAATTCTTTTTACCATTGGTTTCTTCAACCAAGTATTGTGCGTCTTGTATTTCTTCCGATATAAGTTTCATTGTTCTCTCTCTTGTACCAACTATTTATAAACTTTTTTATCTAAACTCTATAATTATTGTGTAATTGTCACCGTTTGCAAAGTTTTTTGTTGATAATAGTATATCTCCAGTTGGTGTTGTTGCGTTATTTAATATCTCATCTCCAGCAGTTCTTAGGTCCCAATAACCATTCCCACTTAGTAATACTGCTGTACTATTTGTTGCACCTGCCCATAACAATTCTACAGCTGACTTATTATTAGCCGTGTTAATAGAGTACCATATTCTAGCAATCTTTCTAGCACCATCTTCGGTCATAAATGTTGTTTCTGAAGCGTCAACTTTTCTAACTAATTGTTCGCCTGTACCGTCTGAGATGTTTGTCATCTTAACAACAAATTTAACACCAGAGGTATCTGTCAATGTTTGTGTTGTAACTATGTCTGCCATTTTAATTAAATCCTGTTTCTTTGTGACACTCTAACATAAGACTAAAATTATCTACATTAGCGTCTGTTATAATTTTAATATCACCTGTACCTCTAATTTTATTTTCATTTGGTTTTAAACCATAATTATCAATACCCGTCATATTCAATTCTTCTTCATTTTCAAATTGCAATTTTACTGTGCCTGTGCCTTTTACTTCATAGTAAACATTTGCAATTGATACTTCAGATTCATTTGTTGAACCTGATAATGTATCTAAATTAATTAAAGTTTCATCTTCATTTCTAGCGCCAGTAATTTTATTAATTACTTTAAATGAATCATCAACTAATTTTTCAGATACGATAGTCATTATTAACCTATGTGTCCTGAGGTACTATCATAAAAAGTTTTAGATAGTTCTCCTCTTTCTTTAGTTTCACCAGCTTTTCTAGTTCTAATATAAACTTTTACTGTATCGCTTGTTCCTGGTTTAGTATAAGTTCTAATACCATTTGCAATTACAGAATTAGCGCCGTCAGCCGAATCAGGATATGTGTCAGTGACAACGGCAGTATTATCATACTCCCAAATACCATCTGAACCTGGAACAGTTACCCACGCCATCTTTATTCTCCTGTTTCTGTGTCAATATAATTGTATAGAACATCTGTACTTACATTGTGAAAGTCTGCAACTTTATCAACAGCAGTTTCTACTCTATCAATTATACTACCTTCTTCTTTTTCTATTACTTTAAAAAAATCAGTTACCACTTCTTTGTGAAGAGGTGGCAACTCATTAAAAGTTTTTGTAGTTATAATATTGTTATTATTATAATTACTGATTTTCATTCTCAGCAGGTGCCTCTGCTTCAGGTTGAGTTTCAGTATTAGGTGTAAACTCAATCTGTTGACCCTCAGTGTCCATAATTTGGTCTGTTCTATCAGACGGGTCAATAACGGCAGGCTTTGGGTCACTATGAGGTTGTGCCTCTACTCCATTAAATATTTTACCTGCAATATCAANTCTAGCTTGGTCTAAACCTGCAGCTACTTTATCTCTTAAAGCATCTTTAAATGCTTCGCCAGCTTCTGCATTGTTGCCAGCTGCTAAGTCATCAATAAATGTTTTTACATGTTCACTCATCATTTTCTCCTATTATAAGTTCTCATTATTTGTTGTTGGGGCTGCAATAATACCGTCATCAACTTCTTTTCTAATTTGTTTATCAATATCTTCAATATCTCTTTGAGATTGTTTTAAGATATTTTTTCTTACATATTCTACTGAGAAGTATTTACCAACATAATCTCTTACGCTATCAGCAAGTCTTAATCTTTCTAATAACATTTCAGACTCTTTTAATTCTGCAAAGTGTCCGTCTTGTAAGAAATCATATTGTAATGCATCTCTTAAAATGTGCCAATCTTCATCTGTAATTACAGCTTTTAAGATTAACTGTGTTCTAAGAATGTCATTAAATAATTCAGTAAATTTCTTTCTTAGCCTTTGAACAAATTTAGTAAATTTAAGTTCATCTCTAGTAATTTCTGTAGAACGGCCAAGATTAAAACCTTGACTTGCCTCTAATCTACTAGGAGGAACATTTAAACTTCTATAGAGTTTCGCTCTAAAGTATTCTATATCTGCAATCTCACCTAAGTTTTGACCGCCTGGTAATGTCGTAATATCAGTACCTCTACCACCTTCTCTACTTGGTAACCAAAAGTCTTCAAGCATAGACATATAGTTTCGGTCATCTCTAATCTCACCTGTAGATGCATCATAGACAAGTTTATTTCTATATCTTGCCATAACATCTCTAAGATATTGTTCAGCCTTAACTTTAGGTAAATTACCTACATCAATCTTAAAAATTCTTCTTTCAGGTGCTCTTGCTATTCTGTAAATAACAGCAGAGTCCTCAATCATTCTTAATTGATTAACAGGTTTGATTGCCTTATGTAAATAAGACAAGACCATATTTTTGTTTTGGTCAACTAAACCACTAGGTACAAATGAAACAGCATCTGGAGCAATTTTAATACCACCAGATGTAGTATTAGTTACACCTTTTTCATTGTATAAAAAATACTCTTCAAACTCATCAATCATAGTTAGCGTACTAGGACCCATAACACCGTCAGGTCTTCTTTTTCTAACTTCTCTAATCTTCTTAATTTTACGAGGGTCAATGTATCTTAATTCAGTGATACCTTTTCTTGGAGATTCTCTATCAATTACTTTATGATAATAGATTCTTCCGTCAACATACCATCTTCTAAAGATGTCGTGCCCTTTAGTATTAAAGGCCATTAACCTTAATACTTCTTTAAACTCATCTTCTATCTTTCTTCTAACTTCTTTACCAAATGGGATTTCTTCGATTTTAAGACGAATAGCATCTTTCAATTCATTAGCCACAACTGCTTCATTGACAATATCTTCGATTGCCATATCACATTCGGGGTGTAATGCTATTTCTCTATATCTACGAATTAAATCTTGCTCTGTTTTGGCCTGTCCCTCCATATCGAGGTACTGACCAAAATAACCACCGGCGGCGACGGTTTGGGTACCGTCATCCGCTTGTGGTTGTGTAAAGCTTTGTTTTGGATCCGCCTGTTTTTTCAGACGAGTGATAGAAAATCCAAATAATTCAGCCATAATAATATTCCTTTTTAACTACTATTTATGTATTAAGTAGTAGTGTTACTTTCAAAGTATTGATATGCAAAAGTCACAGCAAATTCTTCAATCGCTGTAGCTTCGTCATATGTCAATTCAATCGGAGCAATTGTAGTAGGAAATACACCTCTTAAAGTGTAAGACTTAATAGTTGCACCGTTTCTATCCAATTGGTCAACAAACGCATCAACTTGATAATCCGCTGGATTTGTCAAGCCTTCATTGTCTGTCAAGTTATTGATACCATTTGACCATCTTTCAAACGCATTTCTTAGTTTGAAATCTGTGTCATTGTACACAGTAACAGACCAATCTTCAATTGTTCTATCACCAGCAATCTTAATAGCTCTGCCTCTAAAAGGCACATTAAAACTAGGTACAGTCATACCTGGTAATGATGTTGCTCTACATAAGAATGCTAGGTCTTCTATTTCGCCACCAACTTGTGCGTAACCAGGAAAAGGCATAGTAACCTTAAACTGATTGGCTCTTGCGCCACCACCTGCAAGTTTGGCTTTGAAGTCATTAATGTTTGGCATTTTATTTCTCCTTTACCTATTAACCTGCAACTTCGTCAAAGCTGACGCCAGTTCTGGTTGCGACAAATTGTAATGTGATAAAGTTGATACTTCTTGCTGGTTTCACAAAGATTTCAGCAACAAATTCATTTCTATCAATTACTTCGCCGGTGTTGTTAGTTTCATCACACACTACTAAAAAGTCTGTGATACCTCTTCGACCTTGTACTTCTCTTAGGAAAGGCTCTACAATGTTTCTAAAGTTCGCTCTTGTAAATTCATCATTGAATTCAAACAATTGGAATTTAGAAGCAGTTGAAATTGCCTTCTC